CTCTCCCGAATGGGGAGGGCGGGGGAGGATTCTGTTATGAGGTACACGAAGGCCGAACTGGGTGACCTGCGCACGGCTGCACTGAAGTCTGAGATGTTGGTGTCGAGGAAGATCAAGCGCATGGCCGCTGGTGACTCCGGTATTGACATCACGGGGACTGAGTACGACCCGCGCGTGGGTAAGGACGCGATCTCCCACATGTCAGGTGATCGCCTGAAGGCGCTGCTGGACAACCAGAAGAGGTTCCGTCGCCCATCTGTGGGCTACCTACGGGGCGCACGCGGTACGGTTGTGACTCGTCAGGCGTATCGCAACTATGTGGAGTCTGTGAAGCGGGTCAATCGTAAGGTTGAGGCCGAGCAGCGTAAGTACGAGAACATCTTCATCGATCCGCTCGGTATGACCGCTAAGGAGCGTAGGGCGATGATCACCCCCGCCCACCCGGTTCACGGCACCGAGGCGTATGACGGGATGAAGAAACTGAAGATCTATAAGCCTGAGCAGATTATGGGGACCGAGGGGGCGAAGACGATCGCGCACCAGAACTCGAAGATGACTCACATGTACAGTACAGGTGAGATGATCACGACCGCCCGCGGTTACATGAATGACATGATGGACGTGATCGGGGACGAGGAACTACGCACCAAGTTCAATTCACTGTCCGATCAACAGTTCTGGTTCATCTGGTCCCACACAGACTTCCCGAACGAATTGGCAATGAAGTACATCGCCATGCAGATGCAGATGCGCGTCCTTGATGGTTCTAACAACCAGAGTCCAGAGATGGTTGACTCCGCCTTCGAGAGGGGCGAGCAGTCAATGGGTAGGGCAATGGAGTACTTCAAGTATGCCAAGAAACTCGACCTCTAACCGGTGCGCCGACTTCGAGACAACTACTAATCCTCTTGATTGCCGAGTGTGGTGCTGGGGCTCCATGTCCATCAGTGACTACGGCAACTATGTGACAGGGTTGGGGGTTGGTTCGTACGTCGCGTACCTGTTGTCCGCCCCCTCCATCACCTACTTCCACAATCTGGCGTTTGACGGGTCCTTCATCCTCGACCACCTGTTCAAGAACGGGTACACATGGACGGCGGGCAATCCGAAGAAAGGTGAGTTCTCCACCCTCATCAGTGGCATGGGCAAGTTCTACTCCATCACGATCGTCTCCAAGGACGGTGTGAAGGCTGAACTCAGAGACTCCCTCAAGAAGATCCCGCTCCCTGTCCGTGAGGTGCCCAAGGCGTTCAACCTCGACTCCCGCAAGGGTGACATCGAGTACGACGCCGACAGGCCGATCGGGTACCTACCCTCCGACGAGGAGTGGGAGTACCTGTACAACGACATACACATCATGGCCCAGGCCATGCGCGTCATCCTCACGAGTGGGATGACGCGCCTGACCGTCGGTGCCGACTCCCTGGCCGAGTTCAAGAAACTCCACGGCAAGGGGTTCTCGCGCACCTTCCCCACCCTCAGCAAGACGGTGGACGATGACATCAGAGCGGCATACCGAGGAGGAATCGCCATGCCGAGCAAGAAGTGGGTCCGGCGACTGACCGGCCCGGGGATCACGATCGACAAGAATTCCATGTACCCCTGGATCATGCGCACCAAGCAACTCCCCTACGGGCGTCCGTGGTGGTCCGAGACGGAGGACCCGGACGCCGACCTGTACACGGTGTCCTTGACGTTCACGGCCCGTCTCAAGCCCGACCACCTGCCGTGTATCCAACTCAAGCGGTCGGTGAGGTTCAACCAGAACGAGTTCCTTGAGGCGGTGGATGAGCCGACGACGGTGACGATCACGTCCGTGGACCTGGAATTGTGGCAGGAGCAGTACGACCTGACGATCTACGCGATCAGTGGCTACTGGAACTTCAAGGCGGTGGATGGTCTGTTCAACGACTACATCGACAAGTGGATGGCGGTGAAGGCGAACTCAACCGGTGGTGCCAGGACGATCGCGAAACTGCACCTGAACTCGTTGTACGGGAAGTTCGCGAAGAACACGAACGTCACCCCTAAGGTTCCGTATCTGGACGGTGACACCGTGAAACTCCGTACCGGGGATCACGAAGAGTCGAACCCTGTTTACACGGCGATGGGCGCGTTCATTACCGCTTACGCTCGACAGGATCTGATCCGTTCCGCTCAGGCGAACTACGACAGGTTCCTGTACTGCGACACTGACTCATTGCATCTGAGAGGGGTGGACGAGCCGGACCTGTATCTGCACCCCACCGAGTTGGGTGCGTGGAAGGTTGAGCATGACGGGGAGCCATTCGATGACGCGGTGTTTCTGAGGGCTAAGCAGTATTGCGAACGGTTTGGGGACTACGATGACGTGCACATTGCAGGACTGCCGAAGGAGATCGCTGCGAAAGTGCGCTTGGAGGACATGTTGCATCCACAGGTTTGGCATGGTAAGTTGGTTCCCAAGCGGGTCCCGGGTGGGGTTTCGCTGATTGATACATCATTCACACTCAAGTAGGAGGAAGTCATGGCACGCGTTAAGGCTGGCTACAAGAACATTACTGTCACCGTCACTGAGAAGGTTGCTGCAGACCTTGAGGACCTGCACTGGGAACTCCGTCGCGAGGTTCCTGAGATCCTGACAGAGACTGTGACCCGATTCGTGGAGGACGCCAAGGCGAGCACTGGCAAGTGACTAGCACGTCACGGGCTGATACCCGCTAGCGCTTGATGACCTGACACGTCCTAGGGCTGTCTTTCGTCTCTCCGCTGGTGATATGGTGGGTACGTAAGTACCCACCATATCTTTTTGTGCACAGAAAGGGAGGAATGATGGGATTTCTCGATGACGTTGGAGGTAAGTTCACCTCCGCAATGACGGGTTTGGGGGACATTCTGGGTGGTGATCACTCGGATATTCTCGATAACCTGAACTCGGTCTGGGGTGAGTTGTCCGATTTTGCTGGTGGCGCTGACTCCAAGATGGCTGAGTACGCCAAGATGCTTGAGGATAAGGAGAAGATGGTCTCCGACCTCAAGTCCAAGAACTACGACCTCCTCATGGCCTCCCCGGGTACCGACCCGTCCGATGCCGCTGGTAAGCAGCCGGGCGAGGAGGGTGCCGCCGACTATGACGGTGTGACGTTCGACGACCTGATCTCCACCAGTGACAAGAAGGATGACGAGTAATGCCCAAGAAGTACTACGGGAAGGTCCGCAACGCGGAGAACGTCCCTGTCCTGAACGCGATCCGTAACGACGCCTCTCTTGAGTACCGTCGCCGTATCCCGTCCGCCACCAGCGGTAACATCCGTGACGTGGCGGACGCGATCATGTCGTTCCGTCCGACCCGCAACGAGTTCATCGAGTCCCTCATCAACCGTATCGGTCTGGTGTACGCCCAGAACAACGTGTGGTTCAACGAGTTGGCTGAGTTCAAGCGTGGCATGCTGTCCACAGGTGACACGATCGAGGAGATCGCGGTCGGTCTTGTGCAGGCCCACCACTACTCACACGATCGCGAGTACCTTGAGCGTGAGCTCTTCGGTCGTCACGAGGTGGACACTGCGACGGCGTTCCACAAGATCAACCGTGAGGACTACTACCCGGTGACCGTGGACGACAATACGCTGCGTCGCGCGTTCCTGGATGAGACGGGGCTGAACGACTACACGCAGCAGATCATCAACGCCCCGACCACGTCGGACAACTGGGACGAGTACCTGTACATGACGTCCATCTTCCGGGCGTTCGACAACCGGTACAACTTCTTCAACGTGAACGTGCCTGACGTTGGAGTGAACTCCTCCACAGAGGCGGACGCGAAGGTCCTGCTGCGCAAGATCAAGGCGATGATCGGGAACCTGAAGTTCATGTCCCCGAAGTACAACGGCGCGAAGATGCCTGCGTCCGTGAAGCCTGAGGACCTGATCCTGTTCACGACCCCTGAGGTGAACGCAGCCCTGGATGTGAACGCTCTGGCTGCCTTGTTCAACGTGGAGTACGCGAAGGTCCCGACCCGGATCGTTGAGATCCGACAGGAGGACATTGGCATGCCCGGTGCCCAGGCGTTCCTGACGACGAAGGACTTCCTGGTTGTTGCTGACGTGTCGCTTGAGACGACCACTGAGTTCAACGCGGTGTCTCGTCAGACGAACTACTTCCTGCACCACTGGGAGGTTCTGTCGGCCTCCCCGTTCACTCCGATCGTGAAGTTCTCGACGGCAGCGGACACCCCGGCGTCCCCGATCAAGATCGCGGACACTGTCGACATTGACTCTCTGGAGTTTGTGATCGACGGTGATGAGACTGATGCGAGGAACTCTGCGAAGGGTTCTGGGAAGATCGTCAAGGGTGGTCAGGCTCAGATGCGGGCTGTCCTGAAGGGGCTTGGTGACTCGACGCCTGATCTTGAGTTCACGGAGCAGTGGTCTGTTGAGGGGAACAAGGATCTCGGTACTCGTATTGGGAATGATGGTCTGCTGGTTGTGTCTCCTCAGGAGACGGGCACGTCGTTGACTGTCCGTTGCAAGGTGTCTTGGGAGAACACGACTACGAAGACTCTGGTTGAGAAGAACGCCTCGTTCTCTCTGACGGTGGTAGCTGACAAGGCTGGTCTGGCTGGCTGATCTCCCCTTATGCTAATGGGGTGTCACGGGTTTCCGTGACACCCCATCTGCTTTGGAGGAGTTATGACAGGTATTCAGTCGCTTCCTACTGAGTCTACGTTTGGGACTCAGTTCGACTACTCGGTGTGGGGTCCGGGTACTGAGGTAACGTTGTGCTCAGTGCCTTGGGACTCTATGTATAGGGACGTGTTTTGGTTTGACGACCCGTCTGAGGTTATCTCATATATTGAGTCCTTCAATAGGGATAATCATCTCCCTACCACAACTATTGAGGGGTTGACGTATTGTGGTCAGAACCGGCCTGTTAGGGTGTCTGTCCCCTTTAGTGAGGCCAACAGGTTCAACTACCTGATTGTCAGGAATCCTTCATTCCCTGTCTCGCAGCCGAACAGGGCCACCACGTTCTTCTACTTCATTACGTCTGTTGAGTATGTGGCACCTGAGACTACTCAGCTAACGGTCTCCCTCGACGTCTGGCAGACATATCATCACCTGGTTGACTTCACCAGTGCGTATGTCGAGCGCACTCATGCGTTCGAGTACCTGTCGAAGCAGATGATGACGACCGAGAAGCAGCAGGACTTCATCTCCTACTACAACCGCTGGCTGCGCACCCCTGAGGGTGTTGATCTCGGTCCTCGTATGCGTATTGTGAAGTCGTGGGTGTCTTCATACCTGAACACAACACCCTCAGACCTGTCTAATCGCTTCAAGTTCACTGCCGTCATTGTCTCCACCGTCAATCTTGAGGGTGACTGGGGCAGTGCGTCGAACCCGAACATGTCAACCGCGTATGGTGCGAACGTGAAAATGTCCCGCGGTCTTGACTACGTAGGGCAGACTGACTCGGGTGAGGGCATGCGTCTGGTGAGTGGGTGCACGTACTACTCGTGTCCGTTGGAGAAGTTGACTGACGTCATGAAGTCAATGTCCAACTACCCTTGGATCTCTCAGGGTATCCAGGACGTGTACATCGTCCCCACTCCCACGTTGGCTGTGCAGCCCGCATCTGGTGCGGCTGGTTCTGCCGGTCTCAACAAGGTTGTGGAGGTTGTTGGTCACTCGTTCTTCCAGGCTGCGTACGACTACGCCCCGGACAAGTTGACAGACTTCTTCTCGCGAGAGAAGTTCATCAACCAGAACCTGGGTCCGAAGGGGATCTTGCTACTGAAGAGATTTGCCAAGTTCTATGGTGCCCCTTACATGGTGATCGAGGTGACCGCCAACAACGGGCAGGTCCTCACCATCGACCCTATGACACTCGTTCAGAACAGTGTTGAGATGCATGTTGAGTGGCACATCCTTCCACCTAACCCTCGTATCGTCATGTTCCCCCGGGGGCTTAACGCCATGCGTTACAACGCGTTATGGAAGTCGGACTGGGAGTACGTCAACGAGGCCCTCACCATTGACAACTTCCCTCACGTGCCTGTGGTCAACGATCAGTCGATCATGGCGTATGCGTCCAACGCGCACTCCATCGCACAGTCTCGTGCTAGTGCGGGGTGGGGGCGCGACAAGGCTGTGCGCTCGGCCCAGAACTCGTTCGACCAGACGATGCGTGGGATCCGTACGTCGAACGCGATCATGGAGAACAACCTGGGTGGTCAGAACCTTCAGACCGCACTGGCTAACACGGCACAGATGGCTCACACGCAGGTTGCGAACGCGAACCGGGCTGTCAACGGGATCGGTGGCGCGATCGGTACCGCGCTCACGTCCCCTCTTGCAGGTATCGGGAAACTTGGTTCCTATGTGCAGGATCAGGTCTCCAATGACATTAACACGGGCATCGACATCAACGCCCGTAACATGGGTAATGTGATCTCCCAGAACGTGACCCGGGCCAACCAGAGTGAGCAGAACATGCTCACCGGTTCCAATGCGAAGGCGAACCTGGATCTGGCCAACTATGCGGCACGGGGTGACTACTCGAATGCGATCGAGTCGATCAACGCCTCCGTGGCAGACACGGAGACTGTGTCCCCGTCTGTTGGTGGGGCTGTTGGCGGGGACGCCTTCAACTGGGTGCACAACGGCGCTGTGGTGTATGCGCGACTGCGTATGATCGATCCGGCGGCGATCCTCAGGCAGGGGACCATCTGGGCCTTGTACGGGTACACGGTAAACCACTTCTTCGGCCGTCTTCCCAAGAAGTTGCGTGTGATGCGGCGCTTCTCGTACTGGAAGTGTATGGATGTGCGCGTGAGCACGGCCGCCTGTCCTCAGTTCTTCGTTGAGACTCTCAGGGGTATCTTGGAAAAGGGCGTTACAGTGTGGCATGAGCCACTCAGGGAGGGGGAGTACCTGGACACGGTGGCTATCTCCAACGAACCGTACGACTGGAAAACAGGGTTAAGGGAAGAATAAATGGCTGACTTCGTGAAAGACAATATCTACACACCGTTCATGAAGCATATGACGGTATCGCCCGGGATGAACAGGAAGACCGCGCTGGTCGCCCTGTACTCCCGTGTCCTGTCAGAGATGTGCATGAACCGTTACACGTGGGACGGGCTCCCGGACGAGATCGACGCCCGCTACCTTGAGATGACACTCATCCACAAGGGTTTGTGCGTGTTCTTCTGGGACGAAGAGTACATGCGCTACTTCGCGCTTCAGGGTTCCGGTAACGGGACCCCGAACATGTACTACAACCCCACAGGGTTCCTCGTGTACGGCAACACCATGGTCAACAAGGTGCTCTCTGGTGACGAGTGCGTCCCTATCTGGAACAACTACACGCGCACCGGCGACACCGACATCATCTCCATCTACGCTAACCGGCTGGCAGAGATCGACGTGACCTGTGAGATCGACCTGATCCACATGCGCGTCCCTGTTCTGCTGACCGCCGACACGAACGAGCGCAAGAGCGTCCTGGACGCCTACAAGAAGATGGCCGAGGGTGAGCCCATGATCGCGGCCGTTAACTCGGTCACCGGCATCGGCACCCTGAACGACAAGATCGGGTCCCTGTCCACCGGTATCGACAAGGACTACCTGCCTCACGTCCTTGAGGCGAAGGTGCGCATCTGGAACGAGGCGCTCACACTGCTGGGGATCATGAACGTGAACTCCTCGAAGAGGGAGCGCATGGTCGTGGAAGAGGCGTCCGGGTCCTCTGGCCAGGTGCTGGCGATGAGGGCGGTGAACCTCCAGTCACGTCAGTACGCGGCTGACTGGATCAACGCCAAGTACGGGCTTCACGTGAAGCCGTCCTGGAACCTGGACGACTCCATGGGGGCGACCGACCTGTCGACCTTGAACCCGATGACGCCCGTGTCCGCGCTGGAGTCCCTGGCCGGTTCCGGAACTGATCTTGGAGGTCCCAATGAGTAACTACACGATCGAGTTGCGGAAGATACCTGAGCGGCTGATTGATGAGGCGCTCTCCCACTACCCGATCTTCGCGGACGGGTACCGGGAGACGCTGAACACGCGCATCAAGCAGCACTTCTGGTACAACGAGATCGGGCACGAGTCGATCGATCAGTTCCTCTTCCAGCTGCGCGTGAAGATGGCTGAGATCATGCCCTACTACAACCAGTTCTATGAGGCTGAGATGACGAAGCGTGACCCGTACGTGACGCAGCGTGTCAAGTCTGGGTCGACGTCCTCGGTCACGAACGACATGGAGTCGAGTGAGTCGCAGTCCTCGAAGTCGGGGAACAAGTCGTCGGCGAAGTCGAGGGCCGTGAACTCTGAGACCCCTCAGGTGCGTCTGGCCGGGAACGGTGACTATGCGACGAGTGCGGCCGACTCGACGTCGTCGACGGACGCGTCCTCGACGGGGGAGGGGTCAAGTAGTGGGAGGCAGCACTCGTCCGCTGCGACGGCTGCTCAGTCGTCGTCCGAAGGCTTCTCAGGGACTATGGCTTCTCTTATCCAGGCGCACAGGGATGCGATTATCAACATTGATATGATGGTTGTCGCACAACTGGAACCACTATTCATGCTCATTTGGAACCCGCCCGTCGACATGATTGGAAATGATTTCTATGCCTACTGATGACCCGAGGATCAGCGCGCTGAACTCTGCCCTGTACCATCTTCAGCCACCGCAGACCCCGTACTCGACACCGTTCACCTACAACAACGGTCTCACCGTCCTGGAGATCCTTGACAGGATTCGCCAGGCTGTTATCGACACCATCACCTACGCTGAAGGTTTCGGCAAAGAAGTTGAGGGGATGGTCAAGAAGATCAACGAGACCGCCGACAAGTGGGCCAAGGACTCCAAGGACAAACTCGACCAGTTCGAGTCCTTCCTGAACGACTCGAGGCAGTCCACCGAGGCCAAGATCAACGCCATGAACAGGCTCATTGAGGAGTTCAAGGCCAAGTTGATCCAGACCGCCATCACCCCCATGACCGTCACCTACAACGGACAGAGGATCGACAAGGGTGGCCTCTCCCACCGGATGATGAACGGCGACTCGTACACAGCCCTCACCACGAACGTCATGTACGAGATCGAGAGTCACATCAAGGCCGTCGAGACCAAGGTCCGCAACGACTTCTACTCCAAGACCGAGTCCGACAACCGCTACCTCCTCAACAACCACCGCGACCACGTCGTCTTCATCGGCTCCTCCAACGGCACCACCGACGGCGGCAAGTGGCTCAACGACGTCGCACGCGACATGGGCATGACACCCCACAACCACTGCATCGGTGGTGGGGCGTTCACCTCCGCCCTCGGCGCGCGCTTCTCCACCCAGTTGAACAACGCCTACGCCGAACTCACCAAGGCCGGACTCAACGATCGGGTGGGCGCGGTCGTCTTCGTCGACATGCTCAACGACATCCGGGCCATGGCCAACGTCCAGAACGAGGCTCAGGGGTGCGCGGACTTCGTGCTGCGGACCTGGCCGTACGCGAAGGTCTACTGCATCCCCGTCATCTGGAACGACTCGTCCCTGAACTCCGGCAAGATGAGCGAGTCCATCACCTCACGCATCTCGGAGTTCTCGTGGGCGTTCGAGAAGATGCAGCCCGCGGTCTGTGAGGGGTCCCGCTCGTGGTTCCACGGCGACACGTCCGTGATCCGGGGCAGCGACGAGGTGCACCTGACCGACGCCGGCTACCAGACGGCCAGGAACCTGTTCATGTCTTGGTACAACGGGGGCTCCGGTTGGCAGAACTACGGGTGGCGCAACCTGGGCGCGTACGGGACGGACGCTAACGGTGTGCAGCAGTCCACGATGACCCTGCGCATCCAGCGGCAGGGCGACACCGTGTATCTGCGTGGCTGGTTCAAGATGCTGCAGACCTTGGGGGCGGACCACCCGTTCTGGTCGATCCCCCGGTGGGCGACACCATTCTCCAACCAGTACTTCCAGATCATGAGGTCCGACCAGACGTGGAGGACCGCGTACGTGAACACGGCCTCCCAGCTGGTGGCGTCCGGCCTGGGTGCTGGTGAGGAGTACTACGTGTTCGCGGCCTGGCAGGTGCTGTAACGATGGCGTGGGACGAGACGGCCAAGAAGGTGGCCATCAAGGCGATCGGGACGGTGGAGTCCTCCATGCGGTACGACTCCATCAACTATAACGACCCGATCACGGTGGGCATCGCCCAGTGGTACGGGCCGCGGGCCGCCGACATCATCAAGAAGATGGGGGCGTCCCACGCGGCCGAGTACGCGGGCGTTGAGGGTGCGCTGCGTTCTGACCTCTCGTCCCACGGCAACGACTCTTGGTGGACGAACCGGTGGCTGTCCAGGAGTGAGGGGAACTCGCTGCTGCCTCTGCTGCGGGCTGGGGCCAAGGAGCAGGACGCCCAGCTGGTGGCCGACCTTGAGGGCTACTTCCAGGCGGCCCGGAACCTGGGGTTGGAGCCGACGACGAACACCGACACGTTCATCTTCTTCTGTGTCATGTACCATCAGGGCCCCCGGTACGCGATCCAGGTGATGAACAACGTGGGTGGGAACGCGTCCCTTGAGGGGGTTCTGCATGGGTGCCTGAACAACGGGGTGCTGGGGAAGTACCCGAACCGTTACAATCAGGCGTACCGGATCATCAAGAGCAAGGACACGTCGGGGGTGTCGTCGCCGGGTGCGGCGGCGGCCCAGAACCCTGGTAACGGAGGCTCTGGTGGTGCGACGAACGGGGGATCGAACGCGGGGTCGCTGTCGAGGGTGACTCGTGACGGGTCGGGGAACCTGTACCTGACTACCTCGTCGGGGCTGGTTGTTGCCCGGCCGACGGGGAACGCGAACCAGTGGCTGGTCCCGCAGAACAGTGTGTCCAGCGGCGGTAGTGCGGCGACAGATGGTAACGCTGGTGGTGCTACCGGTGGTGGCGGTGGCAATGCTCCTGCAGGGTCGGACAAGGCTCAGCTGGTGTACAAGTGGATGTATGACCGGCAGTACAAGTTCTTGTACCGGCAGGCGCCGGGGCGTCTGGACCCGGACAGGAGCGGTTTCACTGACTGCAGTGGGAGTATCTACCGGGCGTACATGGATGTAGCAGGTATTAATCCGGGGACGTGGACGGGGGACCAGTACAACCGAGGTACTCAGGTTGTGCGGGGCTCTGGCATGCCGTCGGCTGCCCAGATCGCCCAGATGAGGGTGGCGGACATGATCGTCATGTCGTGGGACGACCCTTACCCGAATACAGATCACGTGGAGATGTACACAGGGGACGGGTCCCATACTATTGGTCATGGAGGGCCCAACAGGGGGCCACACATCAACTCAATCGCCATGCTCAGGAATGCGGCATGGTGGACTGTACGGAGACATCTCTGATGGGAATCACACACTACTACGACTTCAGCAAGGTGAGGTCGTACGGAGCCCGCTACCTCATGGTGGTGGGTTCCCGTGGTACCGGTAAGACGTACGGAGCAAAACGAGTCGCTATCACGAACGCCGTCAGGAAAGGTGAGCAGTTCATCTACCTGCGTCGCCACAAGGTGGAGCAGAAAGGTCGGTTCACGTTCTTCGACGACATCGCCCACGAGTTCCCGGGCTACGAGTTCGCGGTCCACGGGAACGAGGCCGTCATGCGCCTTGAGGGTGACAAGCAGTGGCAGACGATCGGCTACTTCAGCGTCCTGAGCATCTCTCAGGCCCAGAAGTCGGTCGCCTACCCGATGGTCACGACCGTCATCTTCGACGAGTTCATCATTGAGAACCCACAGATCAGGTACCTCGACAACGAGGTGCAGGTGTTCAACAACTTCTACCTGACAGTGGACAGGTACAAGGACAAGACAACCGTCTTCATGCTCTCCAACTCAGCGTCGATCATGAACCCCTACATGCTCAAGTGGGACATCAGACCGAACTCAGAGTTCGTGCGAGCCGGTGACGGGTTCATCGTCTGCCACTTCGCAGACGACAGCCAGTTCAAGAACGACGTCGCACAGACCCGCTTCGGCAAGTTCATCATGGACACAGACGAGGAGTACGCGCGCTACGCCATCGACAACACCTTCAAGGACAACAGTACCGACTTCATCGGCAGGAAGTCGGGTCGCGCGAACTACTACTGCACTGTACGCACACGCGCCGGGTGCTTCTCCGTGTGGACCGACCTGCCTCGATTCGCCATCCAGGAGTACAGGCCCCGCAAGGAGGTCATGTACTGCATCGACCACCGCATCCTCAAAGAGGGGGACATATACGTCAAACCCAACGACAGAATCATGCAGATGCTCAGAAACGCCTGGCGACGGGGTCTCCTCGTCTTCGACAGCCCCAAGGCGCGCAACACCTTCACGGAAGTCTTCAAATGATCCACTTCGACACCGGCCTCATCCTCGCCCTCATCAGCATCGCAGGCACCCTCGTCGCCGTCGCCAGATGGTTCCACCACCGCTTCAAGGCCATGGAGGACCTCCTTGACGACTGGCGAGGAGAAGAGGCTCGCCCCGGCGTACCGCGCAGGCCCGGCGTCATGGAGCGGCTAGACTCCATCGAGTGCAAGGTCAACAGTGCCGCCTTCAACTCTCGTCCCAACCATGGGACCAGTGCCTATGACCAGCACACCGAGATGCTCTCAGAGATCCTGAGAACCGTACGAAAGGGAAACCAGTGAAGGACATCATCACTCTCGCGACCGCGCCCCGCTTCCGCACGTGGGCGTACGGTCTCATGACCGCTGTCATGACCTACCTGACCATCAGGGGCGCCATCGACGGCGACAGTGCGGCAGCCCTCAACGCCATCGGGGCCGCGTTCTTCGCCGTCGCAGGCGCCAACGTCAACCACGGCACCGCACCGGCTGAGTACCAGCCCCGCCACGAGGCTGAGTGACCATGCCTACCGCACAGGACTTCATCAACGCCTGCGCCGCTGAGGTCGGCTACTCCCGGTGGGACGACGAGGAGCAGGGCACCAGGTACGGGCGCGACTACGCGACTCGTCATGGTGCCACGTTCGGCCAGTCCGGTGTCCCCTTCTGCGACATGGGGATGACCTACTGTCTGCGCAAGATCGGCATCACCAACTTCGACAGTGCCTACGTCCCTGCACGTGAGAGCACGGCCAGTGCTCGCGGATGGCTGCTCCCGCCGGGGGCTGCCAGGGCGGGTGACATGGTCACGTTCGACTGGAACGATGACGGTGTGAGCGACCACATAGGTGTCGTCGAGTCCACGGACGCTGAGGGCGTCAACACGATCGAGTTCAACACGAGCGAGTACTCGTGGGACGACGGTGGTCTGGTGCGCCGTCAGCACCGGAAGTGGGCGTGGCTGCACCACTGCATCAGGTACCCCTGGGACGGGTCTGGGGCTCCGGACCTGCCGGACCACAAGCGGCGTCTTGAGGACGTGCAGCGGGCGATTGGGGCTACCCCTGATGCTCTGATCGGTCCGGACACGATCGGTCGGCTCCTGGCCCTGGTATCTGCCTCCCAGTGGGGTGGCCAGTCGTTCCCCTTCGGCGTGGAGTACGCACAGATGGTGGTTGGGACCGATCCTGACGGTATTTGGGGTGAGGCCAGTATGGCTGCCCACGACAGGACCGTTCAGGCCGTGCAGAGGGCCCTGGGCGTCGACGATGACGGTGTGTGGGGCCCGATCTCCAATCAGGCGTGGAGTGACCTTGAGGCCGTGTCTGAGCGGGTTGTGTAACAGGGCTCGCTGAGTAGCAAGGAACCACCCCGGCTGACTTCGTGTCAGTCGGGGTGGTTTACTACCGAGGAGGGCAGGCAGCGATGTCAGTATACCACTGGGATGAGGGTTGTCAGGTAGCCGATCGTGAAGAAGCCGATGCCGAAGAGCGCCCCCAGGATGGTACCTACCAGGATGAGGAGGGTCCATCCGTAGATCGCGTAGCCATACAGACGCCAGAAGTTACGCATTGCGGTTCAACCACCTAACTGTAGAAAGAACGGTTTCTATAATGAGGTACACATAATCGATAGTGTCACCATATGACGAGCACGGATCAAAAGTAACCTCTTCCCCGAAATGAATTACACCAATCTCCTCCCCTTCAAAATTGTTGACGGTAATGTATTCGCGTAAAAGATCAGCGTCACAATAAAACTCTTGATCTTCAAGAGCATTCAACACAAGATCGAAAACGATCTCACGATTAAACATTTAAAACACCATCCAGGAAACTAATCAGATTGTCCATTCCAACAACACGCTTATTGAACCCATCACCCATCACCAGATAGGTCTTCAAGTTGAGTCGCTTCACCTGCACCGACACATCACCGTGCTCGACATAGAGCCAGTGAAACGAGTACTCAGTATGAAAGCCACAGAAGTCAAGCCACTCAGTTATTTTCACGGGCAACACGGATAGCCCCCTTCATTGCTAGAAGAACCCCCACCTCATCACACACAACCCTCTGATGAGCCTTCACACGCTCAGTAGGTCCGTGCGCGTGAAGACGCGCAGTGAACTCGTTAGAGGCACTCACAACCCACTTGTTCTCATACCTACACATCTCAACCTTCACACCCTCCACCTTGACCGTGCAATTGAACGTGTCGATGAAATAGATGATCGCGCCGTTGTACGACAAGAACTTGACCATCAGGTCAGTAATCACTCCCATGACAGACCTCCACTCAGAAACTCGACCAGCGCAATCTCGTTCACAGTCGACTCTTGCTCACCATCATCAACCTCCCACAGATCCTCACTCAGACGGTAGATGTCAACCTCGTTGACACGGTTGGAAATGCGCGCAGATTTACCCGTGAAGTAGATAGTGAGTTGCCGGATATAGCACACCTGGTTAATCGCCTCGGTGATTGGGTTCATCATTTCCTCCTCAGCCCGTCGGGGCGTTTC